ACAATGTCCCTACATGGCTGTATTCGGTTCCAACTTCTAAAAAGACGATTGTAATTGAATTGGATGTGGCAAATAGATCTTCTTCTTCACAAACGATTTCAGTAGTGATAGATGACTTTACTGCAAGAGGAGCAAATGTTGTTTCTACTGTTGCAGCGATTGGTACTAACATTATCGTAACTGCAACTCATGGTTTTTCAACTGGTGATCGTATAAGATTGACTAGATCGGGAACAACGACAATTTTAAATGGTGGAGTTGCAATTCCAACTGCCGGTTCTGCTGCAGTCGCTGATCCAGTTTTCTTTGCTATAGTAGTTAATGCTACATCGTTTAAACTTGCAAGTACACACGCAAATGCAATAGCAGGAACAGCATTAACGGTTACTGGTAATACTGTGGCCGCAGATATATGGAACTCATACGGATTTACTTATGTTGTTAGAGATGCACCAATTCCGATTGGAGGTGCATTGAAGGTTATTGCTGGACAAAAATTAGTACTAGAAGCAACAGACTCGTTAATCATTCATTCATCTGCTGCAAGTTCAATAGATGCTATTGCTTCAATTTTAGAAGATGTATCGTAAAAAACGGAATTAAAAAAATATGTCTTACATAGGATATTCACACGCTGCAAATCACATTGCTCCCCCTCACACAAGAGAGGTGTTGACGCCAGATGGTTCTGCTACATACTTTGATTTACTCAATGATGTTCCAGGCTATCATGAAGAAAATGTTACAGTTGTAGTCAATAACGTTATTCAAGAACCTTATGCATCTTACACGATTATAAACAATGCAGCCAGTCAACCACGCAGACTTGATTTTGCAGGAGTTGCACTTGCATCAACGGACAGTCTTTATGTAATACATCAAGGCATAGGGACAATGTACAACACCCCTGCGGCCGGTTCAGTTACAAAAGCATCGATGGCTGCAAACATGGTTTCTCATGTTGTTGATAAGTTTTTAGGATCGAATGCTACTTCTGGAAATACTATTCTTGGACTTTCAGAAACACCAACAAACAGGGATGCAGTTTCAGTTTATGTAAATGGTGTTTATCAAAGATCTGGTAGTGGGGGTGCAGGCAACTATAATATATCTGGTTCAAATTTAACTTTCTCAAGTGCATTAACATCAACTGATCAAATAGATATTCATCATCATACTTTCCGTTCTACAACAACGAAGGTGGCAGATGCAAGTGTAGATACCGCACAGCTTGCGGATGATGCCGTTACTTCTGCAAAACTGGATACGAATATCGCAGTTGGTGGAACTTTAGGGGTTACAGGAGCAACCACACTTTCAAGTACTTTTACTGGTGGTGGTCTAATGACTACTGGCGGAAATATTGTAATTCCAAATGCAGGAAATATCGGTTCTGTAACAACACCTGCTGCGATTGCGATTGCTTCTAATGGTCTTGTTACTATTGCAGGAAATCTAACAGTATCGGGAACAACAACAACAGTTGATACTACTCTTACTCTTTCCGATGCATTGGTGATTAACAATGCAGGGTCAGATGTAGGGTTACTAATAAATTCAACATCAACTGGGAACATCATTCAGTTACAAAACGGTGGTGCGGATAAATTTGTTATTACGGATGCAAATACACTTGCTTATACAGGTGCAGCAACTATTACTGGATCATTAGCAGTTACTACAACATTAGCAGTTACTACGACATCAACATTTACAGGTCTTGCTACTTTAAACGGTGGTGCGGCAACTGATACGAATTCAAAGATACAACAAAAAGGAGCATTTATGCAGAGTTCAACACATCAAGCAATGGTTTTAGGAGGATAATATGGCTATACCAACTGGGCCAGGGACAGAGGTTATGAAAAGTAACCGAAATCTAGCAATGTCAGATACAAATGTGCTTTTAATTCCAAGTCCTACTGCTAATCACATATATACCGTTTTATCTATTATTTTTGCAGAAGAAGCGAATGCTGCTGAAATTCTTTATCTTAGGTTATTTACTAATTCTGCGATGAATGCCGGTGACCATTGGTTGATGAGAAGTCAGGCTATTGGAGGTATGCAAACATTTGTATGGAATGATCGTTTCTCTTTTTCGGGTGTGTTGTATTTGGGGGCAATGACAGCATCTGCGGCAAATGTTGATGTTCTTACAACGTACATCGACCAAGATTGGACATAGGAGAAGTAGAATGAGTGGACTTATAAATGTAGCTGGTGCTAGATCGGGAATTGTAGGAACAACTGTGGCGGCAGCATCAGCAGGGGGTTGGACAAAAGTAGACAGTACTGCGTCACCAAATGCCAATGGTACTTTTAATGATATATTTGGAAGCCTGCACTCTTCGTATACAATTTTTCTAACAGGCTATAGAGCTAGTTCACAGAATTCCGATATGAAGTGCCGGTTTTTGAGTTCAGGAACCACCGAGATTGGCGGGTCAGATTATAGATGTTTGATACAAGGTGGTGAAATGTCTTCGGGCGCTGCCAATGCCGTAGAATATCGTAGTACATGGAATGGAGACACAATGATGATAAGTGCGCCGGGAGGAGGACAGTCAGATCATACTACTGTTGGAGGAGTGTTTGGACAAATCACTATTCATAATCCATACGATAATACAAGATCTACTATGATATCAGGTAATTTAGGTCATGTAAGATACCAAGAAAGCAAGCTTCATACGGGCACAATACATGGTGGGCTTATGTTAAATACTAGGGTGCAAGGTATTAGACTGTGGTTTAGTTCTGGAAACGTTGCTGCCGGCAAAGTACACATTTATGGCCATACAGATTAAAACAAGTAAGAGAGATAACAAATGAGTGAAGGTTACATAGGATTAGCACCGGCTTACGGTTTTTTCAATAAACAGAATATTGCAGGAACAGCTGCCACCACTTACAGTCTTGATTTCGATGTAGTTTCTGCAAACGGAATGATTGTGTCTCTTGACGGAATTGTTCAAGAGCCGGGATATGCGTTTAGTGTAGGAAGAAGTGCAGCAGGAGTGATGCAAATTACTTTTGCAGAAGCACTTCCTGTTACGACCATTTCTTCTTCACTTGCTTTTAATGCAGGCACGGCCTTAATTACTGGTTTTACTGCTGCACAAGTTTCAAATCTCGTTATAGGACAAGGTGTTACAGGAAACTCAAGTATTCCTGAAGATACGTTTATTGCTACCAAACCAAGTACAACCAGTATTACTATTACAAATGCTGTCACTTCTTCAGAAACAAGTCAGTCTGTTACATTCGGTTCACGAATTTATGTCATATATCTCGGAAATGTTCTTCAGACTTCATCTTCAGCAACTGTAAATACACAACCGCTAGTTGAATATTTCTCTAGTGACGGAACAGCACAATCAGTAAGTCTTGGAAGAACACCACCAACTGCTGGTTCAATTGCAGTTTATCTTGATGGTGTTTTTCAAAGAGGTGGTTCAGGAAAAGCATATACTCTTTCGGGTGGTGCAATAACTTTTACAGGTGCAACCCCAGCAGGTGGTTCAAGTAACATTACTGTATTTCATCTTGCAACTGAAGATAACAGAGTTACGAATACGGTTCAGGCCGGTGCAGTCACAAATGCAAAATTAAATCTCGATTATTCAAATGCAAATTATCGGGCTCCAACAGTAGATGCTTCGTTTGCGGCCACAACTAAATCTATAAAATCAGCAAGTGGTACAGTAAATTACGGAGTGAACGATGTACTTGTTTTTCTAAATGGAGTCTGTCTGACACCAACAACTGATTATACGATTTCTGCAACAACAATGACACTTGTCGGAGGAGCTCCACCAGCTGGTTCAAACTTGGTGGTTCGATATCTACCACTCACAGGATAAATATAGAATAACATGGCAACTAAAACACGAAGACTTGCAGACTTACTTGCAAACATAGATGACAATTCAAAAGTAACGAGTGCTGGATTACTGGACGCTACTATTACTGCGGCAGACCTTGCTGATGATTCGGTGGGTGTGGCAGAAATTATAGATGATGCAGTAACCGCTGCTGCGATTGCGGATGGTGCAGTTGTTGCCGCTGGAATTGGAACTGATGCTGTTACTTCTGCAAAAATAGCAACTGGTGCTGTTGTTGAAGCCAAACTTGGTGCAGGGGCGGTTACTGAAACTAAAATGACAGCAAGTTTAATTGAAGTAAAACCTCATATTGTACCTGGCGTATTGCATCCTTCTTATGTTGCTTCTGGAACTAGCAATAAATTGGCAGATGGTATTACTGCTCATTCAGGTGCTTTTGGTACTGCACAGTCTGATGGTAGGAGTTATTATTATACTAATATCAACGGAAGTAAGCCGATTAAAGATCCAAGAATTGGCGCACACTTTGGAAGTCAGAGACACAAATTTACATCGGTTCAACGTTTAGAATCAGAGTCTAACGCCATCGTGTCATCATACAACTGGTATTCTCTTGATGGTAGAGCTTGGGCTAGAACTACTGCTTCTAACTTAGAGAATGCCGCAATTGGACATCAGCTCTCTTTTACATCTGGGACGGACGATACATACGAAGTAACAGGATATTTCTCAGATATAAACCTTCTGACAAATATTAACGATGGAACAAGAACTGTAAAAATTGAACTAGATGGTGTTCAGAAACACGCAGCTTTGGATATTGGAGGAGCAGTAAATAGTCCTTATATTGCAATTAGCAGATTTGTGGAAAGTTGTTCATGTGTAAATGCAGGAATAGGTGCAACCGCTTTAGGGATACATACAATAAAAGTAACGAGAGTCGGTGGCAATACTTATCATACGGGCATCGAACTAATAGCCCATGACAAATTTACTGATGCTACTTGTGATACTACAAATACTAATACAACAGTAACACATGATGCGAGTACTAGAATGGTTGCAGGAATGTCTGTAACTGGTACAGGAATTGCTGCAGGAACAACGATTGCTTCTGTTACCAGTACTACAGCATTTGTACTTTCTGCTGCTGCAACTGCAACTAATGCAAATCAAACTTTAACTTTTGGTGCAGTAGATATTTCAATTCCAGCACAGAATGTAGTGAGTTATGGAAAGAAATTCGCAATAAGTGCTTCTGCACGACACTACAATCCATTTGCAACAAATCAATTAGGAGCTGCAGTAGCAATCGGTGCTACAACATCTCATGGTAAGGTTGCTACAGGATGGGCAGGAACAGGAGCAGGGTATTTCGATGATACTCTGGATACTGCAACTTCTCTTGGTCTTGCAGTATGGGTAAAGGGTGGAGATTATTGGAGGCCAGTAAATGGAGGAAGAATAGTTAAATGGATAGATTCTTCTGGAGCAATTAAAACTTCAGTAAACATGATGCCTCCTACTTCAACCTCTCTTGCTACTGCTGGTGGAACAAATGAACCAGATGCACGAAATTGGACTACAGCATTTGCTCCCTCTTTTCATTCAACCACACCAGACCATTCACAAGCAGAAGTTGCAAAGCAGTATTTGTTTTCAGAGTTTGGGAATGGTGCGGCAAATGGTGGAACAGGTGCCCCTTATGCAGATGCAAGTATGCTTAATACTGATGACAATATCACCTTTACAATGGATGATGGTTCAACAAGTCTTTCTGCAAAGTCTTGGGTCAATGCCGGCAATTATTATAATAGAAGCGGTCAGTATAGCGTACTCTGGTTTACATTTATTGGCACGGGCTTAACTCTCCATACGTTGAATAAAGGTAAGCTCAATGTAGCTCAAAATCTTCCATATGGTAGTCATATTTTTGAAATAGATATAGATAGCAATGCAGATAATGGTACTTGGAAAATAGATGGTGAAACTATTAAAACACACAATTCTGGTGGTGGGTCTAATGCAATATATAACTTCAATCCACATCGGTATAATGATACTTGGACAATATACCAACCCAAAATGCCTCCTATACCAGAGAATGCGTGTATTCTTGCAGATTATATGCTTATGGCAGATTTCGTGCCAATAACGGGAAATTCACCACACGTTACTCAACTCTGTAAAGGTACAAGAGCATTAGGTGTTGGTAAAGATTTTTGGTTTGATAGATTTGGAGGTTCATCAACAATGTCCTTAGCCGTTCCTTCAGGTGGAGATCGAGTATTTGGATTTGATGCACATGGTGATCAAATAAAGGCTAGATTGTCCATGTTCGCAACTAATTATTGTCAACGTGGTTATCATACAGAAGTAAGAACTAAATTATATAGAGATGCTTCAACAGACTTGGATGGTTCAGCAACTAAAAGTACAGATTCCACTTATGCAAGTTATGCACATTTGACTGCCGATTTAGCTTTAGGAGTACATAATCTAGGATGGAATTCGCACTCAACTTCCACTAATGGAAATTCTAATAGAGTAGAGATAGCCTCCCCAATCCATTCATCATCACACTACCAGACCTTTGAAACACCATTCCTGCATGAGTTAGTAGGAGGCGATAGGAATATGGAACAAACTAATCTGGTGGTTACTGGTGATGGAAAAACGTGGGATGAGGTTACTAGGGATACGAGTTATATTGGGAATGTGGTTATGACTGCTAGATATACTGGGGGGGATGTTGGTGGTGATTATGTAAAGTGGGATGATTGGAGAGGAAATTTTTATCAATCCGATATGGGTAATAAAGACTCTATAGCTATTGCTTATGATAGAGTAATAATTTTAAAAGATGGATATTATCACATTTCAATGTTCGGGTCAGCTTCCGCTAACGATGGCGATATACAAATGAGACTACGATTGAATGGTAACACAAGTAATATTCAAATGGTTAATGCTGATGGGCAAAGTGGTAATTTAAGACCATCAGCTAATATTGAACATAGTGGATTTTTTAAGAGGGGAGATTATCTACAATTACTGGGCCACGGTTTTGAGGGTTATGATCCATATCTTAATCAATTTCAAATACGGAAAATAAATTAATGTTTTTATCACACAAATCAAATGTAATCCAGCAAGTTCACGAAACAGAGTGGCAATGCAGGAGAAATACTAAAGGACAGAGTAAGTCTGAATACTGGACATGGTTAGATTCTGTTACTTCTGGTGATCCACCTGTAGTAGATTATTCTGGAGAAACAGGATACACAATAGTTGAATGTACTGATGAAGATGTACAGGAAAGATTGAATCAGCTTGGTGACTATATAAGCATGGATGGAGTTTACAACATCAAGTGGTCTGATGACATAGGAAATGCAGAAGAAATTAAAGACGGAGATGGTAACAGTTACGATCCTAAGCAATATGTACAGTCCCACTTCTCTGGCGATGACACAGCAAAAGATGCACGATTACTTGCCGAAGAATGGACACAAATAAGAACAGAACGAGATAGACTTTTAACAAGTTCAGATTGGACACAAGCAAACGATACTGCACTTGCATCTGCAAAAGTAACAGAGTGGGGAACTTACAGAACTAAATTAAGAACGTTACCAGCAGACCAATCTTCAGAAACAACATACGCAGATATTACGTGGCCGTCACAACCATCATAATAAATAATAGTAAATTGGAACACTTAGGATAAACTCAAAATGGCATTACGTAGACCACCAACAACGTTTTCAGATTCGATTGATGCATCTGATTTAGCAGCAAATTCAGTCACAGCTTCTGAACTTGCAGATAATGCAGTAGATGCAGATGCAATTGCTGCAAATGCGGTTACAACTGCAAAGATTGCCGATTCATCTTCTACAACTACTGGTATTACTCCTGCAAAAATTGCAGAAAATGCTGTCACATCTGCTAAAATTGCAACTGGTGCTGTCATTGCAGATGGAATAGGTGCGGGCGCAGTTGTTGCTGCCGGACTTGGTGCAGGAGCAGTTACTTCTGCAAAAATTGCAAATGATGCAATTGAAGTAAAACCACATATCAAACACGGTTGGTTGTATCCTGCTCTGAAAGATACTGGTGGAGCAGTAAGACAGACAGATGGTGTGACGGCAGTTGTTGCAAGTACAGTCGGGCCTGCTGGTTCTACAATTGCTTCATCATTATATGGTACTGTTCAATCCGATGGCAAGATGTACTACTACACAGACATCAAAGGAAGCAAGCCAATCAAAGACCCTAGAATCGGTAGTCACTTTGGGAGTCAGAGGTATAAAACTACTTCTATTCAACGGTTAGAGCAAGAAACCGCAACTCATGGTTCTAATGTTTACTCTGTAGATGGTAGAGAATGGGTAAGATTTGTAAGTCACACAGCCTATGTGGGTTATGACTCTTACGGAAATTATATATCTACATCTCCAGCAGCTGCAACTAATGAATTTATAGAAATAGTCTGTTTTGCAAATGGACTAAACTATATGACTGATTCTTGGACTCAACAACGAAATTTTACATGGGCAATAAATGGTGGTAGTGCTACAACAAATACTGAACTTGTAACTGGAATTGCTACTCCATTAACAGGAAGTCCTGCTAGGTTTGTGGGCCCATTTAGTGCAGTAAATGCTTTTAATGGACAATCATTAGGAATCAACACTATTAGATTGAATAAAGTTGCTAGTCATTACTTAAACATTGGTGCTTTTGAACTAATTGCACAAGACATTACATCACCTACAACCAGAAACCAGATACAGATTCATCCACAAAATGTAGTATCTTATGGTAAGAGATTTGCAGTCGGAATTGCACAATCTGTAACAGATAAAAAAGCACTTCATTATAATCCATTTGCATTTAAGACTGATGGATCAACTGCATGGGCTTCTGGCGCACATAATGGTACATCTTGGCCGGTAGGAACTGGTTCAAGTCATAATATTGATACTGCAACATCTCTTGGTTTAGCAGGTTGGTTACATAGTTCAAATTATTACAAACCCTATAATGGTGGCCGAGTAGTTGTTTGGGTAGATTCTGCTGGTACAGTTAAGACATCAGTAAATGTAATGCCTCCAAATGCACGTTCTATTAAAAATGCTACGATTACTCCAAAGGCAAATGCATCTGTTGCAAACGATACTTATTTACCAACTTTTGAAGCAGGAGTTGCAACTGCTTATGAATCAACTGCTTTAGCAGAAGTTGCAAAGACATTCCATTGGAGAGAGTTTGGAAATGGTGCAGGAAATCAAGGAACTGGTGGTGGTACTTGGGCAGATGCAAGTATGCTTACTACTCAGGATGATGTTGCATTTGTTATGGATGATGGATTGACAAGTTTATCTGGTAAAGATGCCGCATACACTGGCGGTGGAGTCAATCAGGATTTTCATGGCCAGGCAGGTGTAAGTGCTCATTGGTATTTAACATTTATAGGAACAGGAATTTCATTTGTTGCAAGAGAGAATGTAGCTGTTGGTACAAATGATGGTAATCGAACTATTGCACAAAATCTACCTTATGGAACTCATATTATAAAAGTTCTCAGGGATGCTGATATATCTCCCGATGTAACACTTGATGGTGTTGCTCTTCTTGATATAACTACAGCGCTGCCGTATGCTTCATTTGGAGAAGTTACCATCCACCAACCCAAACGCCCACCTATTCCAGAGGATGCTGTAGTCATTGCAGATTATATGCTGATGGCAGATTTTAAACCTCAGACAGCACATACTGAAGGTCTTATTAGTAAGGGAACAAGAAGAATTAGTGCCTCAAGAGATTTTTTATACAATCATGCTAGTTCTAGTGCGGCAAAAGAAATAAATGTCATGACACATTTAGCTTACTCAACTGTAGGGCCATATACCTATATTGGGAATGTAGCTGGTATGTCAACTCAACAACTTCCTTTTTTTGGAGCATCTTGGACTTATCAATATCATTCTTTAAATCCTTATATGGTTACTGGTGGAACAACATTCACTATAAATGGAAGTAATCTTTCATCTTATACTTTAAATGCTGATGGTGGTGGTGGAACTTCAATTACTTCAGCAGGAGTTTTAACGAAAATAAATGCAACAGATCAAAATAGTTTTCTTAGTGCAATAGGTGGAACTTTAGGAGTTTCAGTATGGAAACAAACTGAAACTACTGCAAGTAACAAATATACATATGGTGGTGATCTAAATGTAGCATCCCCAATCCACACTTCAAGTCACTACCAGACATTTGAAACACCATTCCTGCATGAGTTAGTAGGAGGTGATCGTAACATGGAGCAGACTAATCTGGTGGTTACTGGTGATGGTAAGACATGGGATGAAGTGACTAGGGATACGAGTTATATTGGGAATAGAGACAGTTCCTTTAGTAGAAGTAATAATTCTGCTATCACTTCAACTAGCTCATGGGTTTTTGATGATAATAGAGGTGTTGCAAATAAAGAAAATTTAGGAAACAAAAATTGGTGTGTGGGTTATGATAGACTTATTTGTTTAAGGGATGGAGCCTATACTTTTATGATTGGTTCAGCTACAAACACCGTTCACTTTGTAGTATATTTAAATGCTACATCTGGAACAGCTTTTAAACAAGCTCATGCGGAAAATGGCACAGGTCATACATCCCTCAATTTTATGAGGGAGTTCAAAAGAGGCGATTATATCGCAATATCTGGTGGATTGAGTGATGGTACTTCTCTTGGTTCTGTAGTCAGATACACAGTTTGTCATATATTAAATCATTTTTAAGGTCATAATGTTTATATCACACAAAAGCAACGTAATTCAGATAGTCCACGAAACAGAGTGGGTTTGCAGAATGGTATCTAAAGGGTTAAACAAACCTGAGTACTGGGCTTGGTTAGAGTCTGTTACCTCTGGTGATCCTCCTGTAGCAGATTTAAGTGGAGAAACAGGATATACAATAGTCGAGTGTGAGGATGAGGATGTTCAGGCAAGACTGAACCAACTTGGAGATTATCAATCAGATGGAGTCTACAACATCAAGTGGTCAGATGATAAAGTTGATGGTTCTCATTTCGTAGGAGATGACACAGCAAAAGATGCACGTTTACTCGCAGATGTGTGGACACGAATAAGAAACGAAAGAACACGATTGCTCGCAGAAACCGATTGGATGGCTGGTACGGACACTACTCTTAATGTAGTATGGAAAGCTTATCGAAAAGAATTGAGAGATCTTCCAGATGATCAATCTTCAAAAACTTCTTATGCAGATATTGTTTGGCCAACTAAACCATCGTAATAAATAGATAAAGAACATAAAACATCACAATGGAACTTAACTAAAAATGGCAGTCCTTACAAAAATAACAAGTAGAAGTCTTGCAGACAATGCAGTAACATCTTCTCACGTTCAAGCAGATGTGATTGCTGCGGGCGATATTGCGGCAGGTGCAGTTGGTGCTTCAGAACTTGCAACTGATGCGGTAATTGCAGCAAAGATAGCAACTGGCGCCGTTGTTGCTGATGGAATTGGAACAGGAGCAGTCATTGCTGCCGGACTTGGTACTGATGCAGTCATTGCAGTAAAAATTCAAGCAGATGCAGTCACGGCCAATAAAATTGCAACTGGTGCTGTCGTTGCAGATGGACTTGGTGCTGGGTCAGTTACACCTGCAGCTCTCGGAACAATACAGTCTGTAGGAGAAAGTGCTCCAGGCAGTCCTTTTATTGGACAAACTTGGTTCAGACTGAGTAATAGTGTTACTTATCAATACACAAACGATGGTGCTTCTAGTTTTTGGTTAGATATTTCATCTGGTGGTGTAGGAACTTCAGCTGGGAGAAATGTTGACTTTGTAGGTGATACAGACCCAATCGCAACAACAAATGGTACTGGTCTTGCTATCGGGAGTATCTATTATAACAGAGAAAAGAACAAACATTTTTCTTGTACTAATGCAACAGTTGGTGCAAACGTTTGGGGTGGAAATTATGCCGCCACTGGTGGTACAGTAACAACTTGGCTTAGTGGTGGTGTTTATTATAGAATTCATACATTCCGCTCTTCAGGTACATTTTCTGTTTTAGAAGCAATGAATGTTCACTATCTAGTAGTCGCTGGAGGTGGCGGCGGAGGAGGAAAAACCAGTTCTTGGGGTGGCGGCGGAGGAGGAGCCGGAGGTTTTAGAACAAGTTCTGGAACTGGTCTTGCCGTAACTGTTCAAGACTATTCTGTTACAGTTGGTAATGGTGGACTTCATGGCGATGCTACATCAGGCGCTGGTAGAGGTGGAAAGGGACATGATTCTGTATTTTCTACCATTACATCTACTGGTGGTGGTGGAGGTGCTGATGATGTCGGTGGCCAACAAATTGTTCCTGAAGCTGGAGGTTCTGGTGGAGGACAAGGCAGAAATGCAACTGGTTCGGGCGCTCTTGGAAACACCCCCAATACTTCTCCATCTCAAGGTAATAATGGAGGTGCTAGAAATGTCGGTGAAGTCTCTGGAGGCGGTGGAGGCGCAGCTGCTGTAGGTGGGAATGGAACAAATAGTGGTCAGAGTGGCCTTGGTGGTGCAGGAGAAGATCAAGTTATGGGGTTAAGTGCCAGCGATTCATACGCAATGTTGACAGTTGCTGGAGCTGGTCATGTTTCTGGTGGAGCACGATATTTCTCTGGTGGCGGAGGAGGTGGCCGTGGATATATAAATAGTACATCGCCTGGTACTGGTGGTGTTGGTGGTGGTGGAAATGGTTCTAATAATTTAGACGGAACGCCTGGAACACCCAAT